CATCCACACGCTGAGTGGCAACAAAGCCTACCTGACCAGTAGCTGCATAGAGCTCATTAAGTCTCTTGAATACTCTGCCTTGACGATCCGCTACCCAGTAGTAGCCAAAGTCACCGAAGATGATGGACTTTGCAGATGCAGCGATGGTAGGAACGTAAGATGAAGTGTAGACAGGTCTGTTCAAAATGGTATCTGGTGTTCCGGCCTGAAGTGAAGGCTGCCAGATATACTGACCCTGACCATCTTTCAGCTTCCTAATTGCCTTAATAGTGGCATCGTTCATAACGAACACGGACTTGTTTCTGTAAGGCGATTTAAGAGAGTAAAAGAGGTCCAAAATTTCATCAACGGTAATAGCTGTAGCACTTGCAGCGGTTACACCAATTTGTGCACCACCGGTAGCGGCAAGGATTCCAGTAGGCTTACCAGAACCATCTCCTGTGAAGAAAGCATCTTCTTCCTTGTTACCGATACGTCTTGCAAACTCTCTTGCGATATAGTTTTCAAGATTAAAGACGCTGTCATTTAGAAGCTCTTCAGATACCTTGATCATGGTACCTAGCTTGTAAGCGCCGATGGAAACCTGACCAAAGCTATCATCACTTTCAGGAATTGCACCTTCTTCATCAATCCAAGAAGCGGTACCTTTGGATGCCACAACGGGAATCTTACGATCTCCTGAAGAAGTGGAGATGACGTTGGCCAGCTTTCTGAAGATATTCTCTTCATCCAGGGCTTCAATAAGAGTACGCTCAAATTCATCCGGTACAAGGTAACCACCTTCAGTGTCAGTTCCAATCTGTAGTGCGTTTTTAATCACTGGATCAAGCCCTTCACCAGAACGAGTACGCATGGCATTCCAGAAAGCTTTCTGGTATTCTGCAGAAGCTCTACCGCCTTTGGATTCCATGCCTTGGAAGATAGGCTTTCCGGTAAGTGGCGTGTTAAGTGGCTTTGAAAGCTCACGATCCAGTGCTTCCTGCTTTTCAAGTCGGTCGATTTCCTTACCAAGGGCAACCACATCTGCTTCCATTTTTTCATAGGTTGCAGTGTCTTCAGCAGATACTATTCCATCTGTACCTCTTTTGGTGTCCAGGAATGCTTTAGCAGCTTCCCAGGATTTTGCTCTTTTTTCACGTAGTTCAAGAATTTTATTCATAGTGTTTTCCTCCTAAAATTTAGTGCCCAATCAACGAAAGCCGCTTCTCAAGCGACTCAATTGGGGTACCAGTATTCTCTTTTGCTAGTTTGGGTTTTACCTTATCCAGCAGTGAGTTGGTAACAGCTCTGCGGCTAAAGGCATAGGTGAAATCCTCAGTCTGATTTCTTTTCTTTTCATCCTCCAAGATGCCATCAGCAAAACCAAGTTCGATGGCCTTCTTCGCATTAAGCCAGGTCTCTGCATCCATAAGATGAGAAAGCTTTGTCCTTGACTGGCCCGTTTTTATTTCATAGGCATTGATGATGCTCTCCTTAACTTCAGAAAGCATGGCGATGGCTTTTTTCATTTCCTCGCTGTCCCCAATGGCCACGGTAAGGGGGTTATGGACCATCATAAGGGCAGTTGGTGCCATGAGCACCGTTGTCCCTGCCATGGCGATGACTGAGGCTGCTGAAGCTGCAATACCATCAATCTTTACGGTAACAGTGCCTTTGTAATCCATCAGCATGGCGTAAATCTGACTTGCAGCAATGCAATCACCTCCTGGAGAATTAAGCCAAATAACAATGTCACCCTCACCGGCAGTAAGCTCTGCTTTAAATGCCTTAGGGGTGACATCATCGTCAAACCATGAATCTTCGGCAATTACGCCGTCTAGGTAGAGTGTTCGGATGCCAGTATTTTCATCTCGTGCCCAGTTCCAAAACTTCTTCATTTAGGTTCCTCCGTTTCTTTAATATTTGCGAACGCGCCTGCATCCTGTAATTTTGTCATCGCACCGTTAATTAAATAGAGATCGCCACCTAGTGACTCTGGGATTCTATCCAGATTTTCAAGTTCTCTAATATCATTGGCGCTCATCCATCCGTTTTGACGAGCAGTGGCATAACCACTCATACGGCTGACATAATCGCCACGCAGCAGACCATCCACATTAAACTTGATAAATACATTAGGTTTCTCGCTTTCCATGAGAAGCGCTCTACACATGGACTGTTCCCAGCGGACCACCCAAGGATCGAGAGTGTATTTTACGAACTCAAGTGATTGCTGCTCGATGTTACTAAAGGATGACTTTTCAAGGTCAGCAAGCATATGAGGTGGGACTCTAAAAATACGAGCGATCTCATTGATCTGAAACTTTCTGGTTTCTAGGAACTGTGCTTGTTCAGGAGATATACCGATAGGCTGGTACTTCATGCCTTCTTCAAGAACAGCGACCCTGTGAGCATTTCCGCTTCCTTGATAGGCTGCGTTCCAGGATTCTTTGATCCTTGCAGGGTCTTTGATGGTACCGGGGTGTTCTAACACACCTCCAGGTGAAGCGCCATTAGCAAAAAACTTAGCTCCATATTCTTCAGTAGCGATGGCAAGTCCTACAGCGTTTTTCGCCATGGCAATGGGTGAATAACCCACTAGCCCGTCAAAGCCAAGTCCGGGAATATGAAGGACATCTGATGGTGAAAGATACACTTGATTCTCTCTACCAAGAGTAGGAGCATCTTCACTACCACGCTGGTACAAATAGAAAAGCCGACCACTTGAATCGCGATCGACCGTCATTTTGTTTGGCATCAGTGGGTATAGGGAGATTACTTCACCTCGTGCATTTCGAATAATCTGAGCATATGCATTTCCCCATAATAAAAGATGACTCATTAGCGTCTCTCTAAACGCAAAAGAAGTCATCTCCGGGTTTGGTTCATCATGAAGCAATTTGTAAAGCGGGTGTTTAAGGTTTTTCTCCTTACCGCCTGTACCATTATATTTGTAGACATGAAGTGGTAGACCAGCCAGCGTCTCCGATAAGATTCTAACACAGCTATACACTGCGGTCATTTGCATGGCGGTTTGCTCATTAACCGGTTTCCCAGCACTGGTGCTTCCAAAAAAGAAGCTGTAATAGCTTCCTGAAAGAGTATTTTTAGGCTTGTCACGAGCCTTAAATATTCCTTGCAGTATTCCCATGGACATCACTCTCCTTATAATGGGCATGAAAAAAGCACCTATAGAACTAGGTGCACTTAACAGGTGACTATTTTAACTTGTCTTCAATATGAAGTATTCATAATCATATTCAAATAAATCTTTTATACTGTACTTTTTCGCGTAACTTTGTAAATTACCAACTCGAGCAGCATAGTCTGAGTATTTTTGAAAATCATGAGGAAAATTTACGCCGTGTATCTTTTTGTAATCTTCTATAGCTATTTCATCCTTTATCATTGATAGCTTCTTTGAAACTATCAGCCTGAACTCCTGCTGATATGAATAATTTGAACCTTTTATAAAGGCAGCTCTCTGTGGATCGGTAGTTAATAGTTGTTGTTGAACTTTCCAATCAACAGAGCCATAATTTACAAGATCAGCCATAGCTGCGTGTCCATCAAAGTATTCAGAGTTTAGATTTGATATAAAATCTTCGTAATTTATGATAGCAAAATGACCTGTGCCATCAGGGAAAAATTCTTGTATAGCACGTTTGTTAATGAGGATACCCTCTGGAATTACATCATCATTAAAAACACTGTACATACAATAAATGGGATAATTGGCACAAACCCGTATACAGTCAAGTAGGAGCCCTTCTCTTCTGTCGCCTCTTGTTTTATCATTACTTTGTTTTTCTAATTCTGCATAATATCCTAATGGCCTCATGAAAAGCTCTCCATTATCAATTAAGCTATCCACATAGGTTTCTTCAGGAATAAATTTTATCAAGAACTTAATCTCTTTATCCATTGGGTCCCTCCTTTTTACCAAGGTATAAAAAGATTTTATCATAACACTCTAAACAATTAAAATACAATTAGCCCCCTCTCATCATACACAGAATTACCAGATTCTCCACCACAGCGAATCGCTCTATCAAGAGCCATGATTGTGGCTACAGCACCGTCAATCTTCTCTGTGGATTTCTCTTTGTCTGCTTTGATATTGCCAGCAGGATCGGTTCTAATAAAAATGTTATCCATCATCCAGCGGAGAACAGGATGACCACCGTGAGCGATTTTCTGCTCTAGTGTGAGCTTCATCAGTTCCTTAGTTGGAGGAGACATGTCTTTGAAACCCTGTCCAAAAGGGACAACAGTGAAACCTAAATTCTCTAAGTTCTGTGTCATCTGAACTGCGCCCCATCGGTCAAAGGCGATCTCCCTGATGTTATATTTCATTCCAAGTTCCTCAATGAAAGTCTCGATGAAACCGTAATGGACTACGTTACCTTCGGTAGTAAGAAGGAAGCCTTGTTTTTCCCAAACATCATAATTCACATGATCCCGTCTAACCCTAATGTCTATGCTGTCTTCTGGTATCCAGAAGTATGGAAGTACCACATACTTGTCATCTTCATCCTGCGGAGGAAAGACAAGTACAAAGGCTGTTATGTCAGTAGAAGATGATAAGTCCAGCCCGCCATAACAGACGCGACCTTTGAGGGCTTCTGGATTAACCGGGAAAGCACAGGCATCCCATTTATCCATAGGCATCCAGCGAATAGCTTGTTTAACCCATTGATTGAGTCGAAGCTGCCTGAAACTGTTTTCCTCAGCGGGATTTTGTCTAGCAGATTCATAGGCCATTTTTACTTTATCCATGCTGACAGTGATGCCAAGGGATGGGTTTGCTTTCTTCCACACCTTTGGGTCGGACCAGTCATCTTCTAGATCTGCACCATAAATCACTGGATAGAAGGTAGGGTCATTCTTTCTTCCTGCCATAATATCCAGTGCTTTTTGATGCACTTCCCAGCAGATGCTATTTTGATTATCTCCGGCAGTGGTGATAAGAAAGTACAAGGGCTGCATCCTGGCATCACCACTACCTTTGGTCATAACATCATATAGCTTTCGGTTTGGTTGAGTGTGGAGCTCATCAAAGACAACTCCATGGGTGTTGAAGCCGTGCTTGTTTCCAACATCGGCAGAGAGCACTTGATAGATGCTTCCGGTGGGTTGGTAGATCAGTCTTTTCTGTGAGTCCAGAATCTTAACCCTCTTGGATAAGGCAGGGCACATACGAACCATGTCCGCTGCCACGTTAAAAACGATAGAGGCTTGATTACGATCTGCAGCACAGCCATAAACCTCAGCACGTTCTTCATTATCTCCGCAGGTTAAGAGCAGGGCAACAGCCGCCGCCAGCTCACTCTTTCCCATCTTCTTTGGTATTTCTACATAAGCAGTATTAAATTGTCGGTAGCCATTTGGCTTCAAAGTTCCGAAGATATCCCGGATGATTTGCTCCTGCCAATCTATCAGTTCAAAGGACTTTCCTGCCCAGGTTCCTTTAGTATGGGAGAGGCATTCAATAAAACCAACTGCATAGTCCGCCATCTCCTTGCTGTAATGAGAATCCTTCGCCATGTAAGAGGTTGGTTTATACTTCTTTAGTTTTCGGATATGCGGACACCTCCTTTAAAAAGACATAAAAAATAGACCATAAGGTCTTCTGTAACGAGGAAAAGAGCCATACAGCCCTGTTCCTTTATCCTGTTGTTAATTGTATTTCTTCATGAATATTTCAAGTG